CAAGGTAAACCTGTGAACAAATTGTGAACATTTCCCCAATCTGTTCATATTTTGTTCATATTTCGTTCATAATTGCAAAACTGGCATGATTCTTGCTAGGTAACTATAACATTAAATTGTCTGACAATATCACACAAAGTCTGTCACTTATCCTGTTGACATATTAGTTCAAATGGACTATAATAAAACCAACAAATCAATACAGCACAGCCAACTAGGCAGGAGGTGAAAAACTATGAGAGTGAATCCATACTATAACAAAGATACAATGAACCTCAAGCAACTCACTCGTGATCTTGAGAAACAGGGCTTCACTTGTGAGTTATCCGAAAATGGTGATTATTTATGTATATACTATCTTTGCTATATAGATTACATTGAAATATCCTTAACTGGATATAAAGATTGGGCTGTAACTTACCATCAGCCATTTAAAGAGTATAAATTTTATCATGCCTCAACAAACTGGGGAGTAATAAAGTTGCTCAGAAACCTTTTGATAGATGCATAAAAATAGCCCAGCGGTTGCTGGGCTATCATATTTTATATTTACATGGTAATTGATCCTCTGTGAATCTGTACCTGTGTGACCTCTGTCAAAGTCCGGTAGTTGTGTTTATCATCTGAGATATCATACAAGCTTAAATAGATATGTCGACCTCTGAAGTTAAGCTGTGCAGGAATGTGATAAAAGTCACTGACAGACTTAACGATCACAGTGGTTGGGTAACACGTGTATCCGTTATGATCTCCGATAAATGAAGTCGAATAGATACGGCCCAAACAGTACTCAGTGCCATCACAGACAAGTGTTCCACTGTTTGGTAAACAAACATAGTTAGCCCAGATTAAAGTGCTTGTATTCTCATTATATGAGCTTACAAAAACCCAGCTTGATCCCGGAGCAGGTGCAAAGTCACCTGCTTCAAAATTTGCAGTAACTTCATAAAATGATGGGCTGCATACCCCTGTTTCGACAGCTGTAGCAAGATAGCTAGCAAGCCGTTCCTGCCCTGTTACATTTGGGTGAAATCCGTCAGATGCAAGAAATCCGTCAGCATGTAAAATATAATCTGAGCCTGCCAGGTATCGCCAATTCTTCCGCTGGGTGTTATAAACAGACTTTGCAATCTTTAACCGATTTTGCACATTCGGGTCATCCGTCCGGTCAACTGACCATGCTACCATAGCGGCAAACACTTTTGCATTTGGGAATCTGGCCTCCGCAGCACCCATAAAAGCATTGATTGCAGTTTCAATCTCTGAATAGGTGCCGAACTCATTAAACCCTCCAACTACCAGGATCTGTTTCACGTCATCAGAAGCAGGGACAGCATTTAAAAGCATAAGGAATGAATTGGAAGCTGTTGAAAATGAAGCTCCCCCATTTGCGGAAATAGTCACGTTCTCAAGACCTGTGTATTTGATAAAGTTTGTAGTCCAGGGCTGTAAGTTACCCTCCGGACTATAGCCAACCGTGTAGCTGTCTCCGATGATGATAGTTTTTCCGGAGTGGTCAAAAAGACCATCTCTTTTCTTTAACTTTGTGACATCAGCTGTATTTGTTTCAACCTGTTCTTTTAATGGGTTAATCTGTTCGTTAATTACTTTTGTAGTAGCATCATTTACTACTTTTCCAATTTCCCCATCATCCAGACTTTTCTGGATTGCATCATCAATCATGGTCTGTGCTGTGTCTTTAATATGCGTCCACTCCCCATGATCTTTGTCAGCCTGTTTGCCAACTTTGAGTAACCAGTCCAGGTTCAGATCCTGCATAGAACTATGTGGGTATTCAAAAAACATAATCATTCCTCCTTAATAAATTAATAAAAGCAGATCCTGTGCAAAAAGTCCGGTGCAATAATTAATAAAGCTTTGTTTCCTCAGACTGAGCTCAGATAGCACCATCTGCTGCGAAGTAGTCACACCAATATTCCCATGAATACGTCCGGAATGCTTATTCTGTCCTGTCTCTCGGCTTGTTTCACCTTTTCCGTATTCAAATGTGTTTTTGTTTTCCCCAGAGCTTTGTACTTTTGTGCTGCCCCCGTACTCCGTTGTTGTTTTTTCGTTCGGACTGTAGCTGGAATCATTAAAAGCACTGACATCATTGATAGCTGTATCTGCCCCAGAGTTGGTCGTAGTGGTTTCCTGTCCTGCTTCTGCCCTATTTACATCCTGTCCGGAACTTTGACTTGTTCGTGTCATATCCGGGCTATCTGTCCATTCTTCATGACGGTCATAGTTTTCAAGTGGTTCATACTCAATTAAATCTAATACCTTGTATACTTTGTCTATGCTTCTTTTCCACTTCCTGCTCCATGCAGGGATGGCGTTCTCATGCATAAAATCCCAGTCTGGATAAAGTGGCTCACAATCCCCATATGACAGAAGCAAACTGTCGATAAAATTCTGTCTGTCTGCTGATTCCGGAAACTCCATTTTATCAAACAAAGTTTCGTTCCATTCATAAAGTCCTGCTATCGTTACTCTATAAAGTCCCATATGGTTTCACCTCCGCAGTCTCATAGCTTCTGATCTTGATAGATAAGTTCATCTCCGGGTAAAGTCTGTTTGTCATGTCAACTCCTGCTTGCATGGTCTCAAGCCAAGTAGTGAGCCGTGTCACAGATTCTGCATCATTTTTGCTTGTTTCAAGTACATTCAGACGTTCTTTTTTATCAGATCCGACAGATGGAATACCCACCTCTGTATCGAACTGGTCCAGAAGTTTCTCAAATACCTCAATCAGCTCCGGTGCAATGAAGTTTTGCTTCAGATCTTTATTAAAGGTCTCCCAGGCTTCCTGTTTGGCACCTTGTCTGTCCTCATTTTTTATCGATACGTCAAAAGCCTCAACCGGATTACCAGCTTGTATGCTGTCATAGATTTTTTTCAACGTCTGTGCTGCTGCCTTGTTTTTCGCAGCTATCAGAAAAGCTAATTTTGAGTTGAACACGTTCATATCAAAAGCACTTGCTACCAGTGCCAGCTTATAGCTGTAAAAACCAATGATATCTCCAATTCCACAAAAAGTGGGTCTGAGATAGATGACGGAACAGTCTTTTCCGATCTCCATGTCCTCCATGTTAATCTCTGCGCTGCTTGCATACGTGTGTATAGTAGCTGTGGTTGGTTTGAAATAAATATTGTAGCCTGTCAGCATTGGATACTGTGCAATCAGTCCATAAAGGTTTGTCTTTGTGATGCAAATATACCCCCCGAAAAGCAAGCAATATTTGAAATAATCAATGTCAATAGATCCATTATATGTAATGTCCAAAATAGAACAAACACGCTCATAAAGCATCCGATCAAACGTATCTGTGTATAAGCTATCTACTTTTATTCCAGACGGCTGGAAGTAATTTGTACAAATGTTGATTTTATCAAAGTTAACTGGTGTCCACATGTTTATCATCTCTTTTCTATTCAAAGTAAAATCCGTTGTTTAAGTAACTATTCACTGCTTCTTGATCCCCCTCAAATCCTGCAACCTGGATAGATGCATTCCGGCACTTTACAAAGCCACTCAGTGTAGATATAGAGCGGGTAGTCCCATCTACATAACCCTCACTAGCTCCATCCGGATCTATGCTTGTGCAAGCGTAGCAGATACTGTTTGCTTCCATGTTATTAAGTATACTGCCAATGTTTCCAACTGTTCCTACCATGTTAGGCTCCGGAGAAGTCACACTCTGAAATGCTCCTAACGTATTTGTGATAGCCCCTATTGGGTTACCGGAAGCAAGGCTTGTTCCTACGTCTATCAAGCTGGTAGTAAGCTGACCAATGTTTGCCGTAGCATACCCAATTTGCACTGGAACGGCAAGCTGGCATTGAAAGTGTGCATATTCATCAGATCCGGATGTCAGCCAAACATCAGCCATGCCGGATACAGCATCAAAGTTATAAGTGGCTTTTAACTGTCCCTTATGGGTCTTTGCTGGATTGATAGGAATAACCCCCACAAATGGAAGCTTTACGCTATACTTTGAAAAAGACGCATTGTAAAATCTAAAATCTGTATCAGCATATAAGGGATTACCAAGGCTTAAATCGTAGGAAAAAGTACAAGTTGCATCATTTATCAGATAGGCATTTGCATTGCTGTCCCAGTAGCCAAACTTTACTGTATCTAATATGTTTAGGAACTTATCAACTCTAAAAGGTAGCCATTTTAAATCAAGAATATACTCAAACGGATTAAAAAATAAACGTGTCAATGATGTTTCCATTACATCCGGAATGGTTCCATACGTATACATAAATGAGAACAAATCTTCCATTTGCTCACCTCTTATATAATAGGTGTTTACTCCATTAATTGATACAGTACGCAGTAAATAGTTTGGGGCATACCCATTCACAAACGTATTTATTGGTTGTCCAACAATCGTAGATTGACTTACCCAGTCATTTGTTGGGATATACATGCTGTCATTGGCAAGTGTAGTCTGCTTACCAGATCGCTCGATAAAGCATGTATAGTTGCTGATCTCTGCCCGGTATGTTGCCAGCACATCCTCACTGGCTGAGATCTCTACCATGTCATTATTCAGTGAAACTGTTGAATTAATAAAATAGTAATGGTCAGCCCATTTCAAATAGTTGAATTGCAAAGCATTATCCAGTGTGAGCTTTAACTTAAATACCGGATTTTGAAAAGTGGTATTTGATTTTAAAAGACAGGGCACAGTAGTGCCCTGTCCCGCTGGTCTTTTGGTACTGTTTTTTCTTTTGGAAAAATGATATAAGATAATCTCTGTCATGACAAATATATATCTCCCTTTGAAGTAATGGCACAGATCCAACCAGATGGGATCTTAACCCACGTTGCTCCGGCATCATCCTTTTTGACATCCTTTACCGTGACTGTGGTTCCCTTTTTCAAGCACCCATCAGAATAAGCGTGTTTCATTCCATCTGCTGTCAGCTGTGCATACTCTTTGATCTGTCCCCAAACGGAAAAACGAACATGTAAGTGGTCAACTTTGGTTGTATAAGTTTTTCCAATCAAATAGGTCAATGGTTCTTTATATTCTTCATCCCATACCCTGCGGATGCAAGATAAGTCAGATCTACGACTTACAAGGCTTTTGACAACTCCAATACCAGGATTGGAAGCAGTGTTTTTTCGTCCTCCTCGGCTTTCGATCATATATCCATTTCCAACATAAATAGCACAATGGGTCACTGGTCTGCCAAAAAAGAGAAAATCACCCGGTTTTTGCTGTCCAATCGGAATATTTGCACCAACTTTAGAATAACTGAGGGCATTCAATCTTCCAACATCTGAGCCACTTTTCCTCTGGATCCAATAAAGCAATCCGGAGCAATCAAGCCCCTGTGTGGGGGTTGAGCCACCCCACACATATCTTACTCCAATTAAATCAGTAGCATTTGCTACAAGTTCATTAGATGTCATATAGTACCTACTTTCCAATTTGTTCGATTAACGTGTTCATCTTTTCTAAGGCGATCGTATTGTTTTTGATTACTTCTGACAGTGTGTCAACTTCGTTTTTATGTTCTTCGTTGAGTTTGTCAACTCTTGCGTTCGTCTGGTCATACATGTATTTTACAAAGTATGCCATGGCGATACAGCAAACGATAGGAAATGCATAGTTCCCTAAGATAGTTAAAAATGTGTCCATCATATAGTAACCCCCTTAAAATAATCTTCGTTAACAGGTGACAATGGAAGAACGTCAACCAGTATTGATTGTAGTAGCATAGCACATGATTCTACGAACTGCATCATCTCCTATAAGTTTATGAGTTTTTATATCCTGTGATAATGTCACAGAAAATTGTAACATTTTATGCTCCCTCTCCCTCTCCCAGTACATAAAGTACTGCATTATGTGTGAAGTTGTTCCAAGCGTTGAACCGGTAATGATCAAAGATGTTATAATATCCTCCGGCTGCATTGAACGGTGTAGCTGCTGAGTACATCCACTGATTATTTACTCCCATCGCTCTACGATCATATAAAAGACCCAGCACATAAGGGAGGTTTACTGCTTTCGTAGCTGTTTTGGAGACTCCATTTGCATCAATGATGTTCGGTGTGATGTTAATTGCTGGGCTGTCAAACTCCTGCCAACCGTTTACAAGCTCTTTGTCGGCAATCTTTAACTGCTCATCATTAAAGACTGTTGGGAATACCTGTGTTTCGGAATCAATCCAAAAATCTGTATACATAAGGAGCTTCTGGTTTTCTGGTCTTGTGAATCGCAAAATATCTTTTCCGGTCAGATTCATATGATACTTCGCTGTACGATCCTGCATTTTTTTAGAATCTTTCTTGATCCGTGCGACAACAAAAGCCATGAAATCCCTGTGATGTTCCGGGCTTAAAAGCTGATTTCTTGTCAACTTTGTTCCATAAGCTGTATTGTATTCCTTTACAAGATCCACCTCATTTGTGCCAAGTGAGGAGATCCCTGCCATGAAGTTGAGCACCGTCAGTCTGCGTTTTGCTTCATTTCTTGATTCAATATCATTGTAGTAAGCTGTCATGTATGAGCTTACAAACATAAGAAACTCTGCTTCGTTGGAAAAAGCCAATGCCAGCTGATCCCGGAATCGTGTAATATGCGACTGTAACACTTTACTTCCGTAGAATTTTAATTCTACTACTTTCGGAGCATTGATTTTATACATGTCAACCGACTGACCATCGGCAAGCTGATTTTCATTTAAGTCTGTATTCCAATCCTGTGAAGCTTCTGCATCCAACGGAAGTGAAATGATCTCACGTGTGATAGCTCCCCAGCGTTCATTATTCTCAATGATGGAACGGAATACTCCGGATCTGTATTTTTCCATTTCAAAGTATGTCCGTCCGCACCACTGACTTAATGCTTTTAAAGTTGGTTCTACGCCTGTCCGCAACATGGTTTCACCAACCGACACAAAGGAGCTTGTATCTACTGCTTTGATGTTTTCACGCCCAGTAGCCATCTTGTATAAATCATTGATGATTAAATAGGCGTCCTGGACTACTAAACTGTTTGCCATTTATTTACCCTCCTTAATTCATAAGTTTCATAAGGTCTTCTGCTACGTTGTCAGAAGACCGCTGTGTTGTTCCGGTTTTCCCGGATGCTGACAGGTTGCCAGCCTGAAGCGTAGCAGTCAGAGTATTGATTGCTGTCAGTAATGCTGTATTGGTTGCATCCTGTCCCGTCTGTGCTGTCAGATTCAGTGGAGTATTTGCAACCTGCTGTCCCAGATTCTGAATCTGTTCTGTACCCTGTGGGCTGGTAAACTGATTAAGCCCAGTCATGTTCTGAGCATTCATAATGCCCACGATCTCATTTTTTGAAAATCCAAGTTTTCCAAGTTCTAAAATTTCATTTACATTCATTTTCTTTTCTCCTTTTCTGGCCGGAAGTTGATTAAAATAGGTCAACGCTTCCGGGTAATCATCCCACGGCATCCGCTTCCGGCGGTTGATGTAGCCACGCTGACCTAACTAAAATATAAGGTTATTTGAATAATTTGTCAATATAAAATTTTACTGAAATATTCTGATAACTTATCCTATTTGTCAGACGATAGCTATCAATCCAACTATAAAAGCATCTAAATTGATCTTTTCCATGCTGACTGTCCTCAAACACATCTTTACAAGACCCAGAAACATGATCTGACACATACAAGTGTGCTTTCGATTTATGCTCATAAATTGCAACTTTTCCAATCACACAAATAAGCTTGTATTGTCGTATGTCCTCTGATTTGATGGCCGACACATCGTCATACGCAAATTCATTTGTTAAAGCCATCTTTGCAAAGTCTGTATCACCCGATAAAGCACGATACAATGCAGTGTCTTTCTTCTTTTCAGAAATCGGGGAATCATTGATTAAAACTAAAATGATTCCTCGTTCTTTCAGCAATGAAAACTCCTGCTTATTCTTTTTCATTCTCTCCAGGATTGGAAGCAAACCAAAAGCTTGTACAATCGGATTATCCAGTGTATTAGAATTGGAAGCCAGCCACCAGCGGAATGGTTTCTTCCCTTGCAACTCTCTGTTTGCTGAGATTGTTTCAACAGCATTCAAAAAAGCATCATCTTCCCCACTGATTGCCTTAGCAATCTTCTCCGGGATAAATTCATCATAAATACCCTCTGAAAAATCAGACCCGGAGAAACCTCTATTATTATGCATTGAGGTGAGACAAAAAGCCTCACCTCTATAAACCTCCTCTTCCTCTGTCTGCTCCACAATCTTAATACGACCGTATTCACCTCTGGGTTTTTCAAAATGGAAAAATTTATTCATATCTTTGTTGATGTCAAGCCATGGATCAAACTCCGGAAGAAACACTTTTGCCAGCTGTTCTTTTGTCCGGCGCATATAAATGATCTTCTCATTTTTGGAAAAAACATCATTTATGAAGTGCTGGAAAATTCCATAAGTTTTTCCGGTACGTCTTGCCCCAATAATGAATATAAAGTTAATTTTATTTTTATCAGCAAGCTGGACAACCCTTGGAACATCCAGCCAACCATTTTTATCGTAAATATTCATTTACTGAAATCCACCTCCAGAGGTTGCAGGCTGCGAAGTCTGATTGCATTCCTTATACTTTTTAATGCAAGCATCCTGCAAAAGATTCGTCCACTCATTATCCAGAGAGTAAACGGAATTGTAATACCGTCCATTTTTGCCTTTTTTACTTGGGAATGACAAGAAAAGTCCGTCTTCCCCCTCAACCAGTGTAAGTCCTTTAATTACAAGTGTGCCATCCAGTTCAAGGTCAATAAAACCCTTTGTTTTTGAGGTGCCAATATAAGGTTTGCAAGTGATTTTTACGTTTGATTTTAACATGGTATTTTCTCCTTTTATTCACATAATCTTCTTGTTGGTTCAACCAGTTTCCAATTTGATGGTGCTGTCTCTTTTATAAAAATACAGCAATCATCACTATCAATGAGTGGCAATCCTCGCATGTATTGTCTTTTGACACACAATAATCTTTTATAGTAAGTAATGCATCATATAATTCATAAATTGCTGTCATCTTTGTACCTCCTTTACATCAATTCTAATGATATTTCCTACTTTGTATGCTATGATACTTATCTCATCATCCTCATAGCTAACTTTTCTCAGACTGCTTGTTCTCAGTGTTTCATAAATCTCTGACATGTCAATCATGGTTCTTCACCTCCTTAATCACCTAACAGCATCCAGACTTGACAGCTTGCAAACATGCAAGCAAAAGTGACGCAAGTCCAGAAAAGAGTGCTCAAATCTTCTTTGTTTTCTTTCCAGAATTTTTTCATAGGTTATACCTCCTTTATACAGTTTAACTTATTTATGTTACAAAACTATTACAAATTTATAACAATTCTATTCATATACTGTATCTTCCATTTCAAATGGCAACGGCAATCCTGTTTCTTTATCATACGGAATCGTATGATCCAATTCATACTCTGTATCGGTCAACCGGATAGCACAGCCATACTCAATCTTGCATCCGTCAATGGTTACCTCATTGATTCCATCATGAAAAATATATTCTGTTTTCATTTTCCAGTGAGGATCCTGCCAATCATTTGCCCTGCGGTAGTTCCTACGGAAAATCAAATCATTTTTGAAAATAAATCCTTTTCGAAAGTTTGTAATATCATCGTCCAGGCAATAGATTCCCTCTTTTGGAACTCCTGCAACTGTCAGATGTAAAGAGTTATCTTTTTTCAACCGGTAGCAATACCGCTTACTACCCATCGTTATAAACTCACTGTAGATTCCATCAAACTCAGCAATACCCAGACGAAAAGTTTTTTCATTATACTCAACTACTCCAATGTTTCTTTTTTGTGACATTTCAACGATGGACTGATTAAATGCATTCAGTTTATCATGATCCCAGTCTGTTCCTTTTACTGAATCTGTGTCTGAATATAACCATCTCCGGCAGCAGGAGCCTAGCCGGAAAAGATAAGCCTGTGCATAAGCTGTGATAAATACCCCCCACTGGTAGGGCATGAAACTGTTCTTGTTCCGATAGAACTTTTCAAGCTCTTTTTCTCTGTCCTCTGGCTCTTTTGCCTCCCACTCTCCGGATTCCATAAGCTCTGTACATAAGATCTGAATGATCCGTTGTACTGTCATACCATACATTCCATTAAGTTCCCCCTTTGAGATCATATAGTTCACTTCATCCAAGCCTTTAAGGGTACATTTTTTAAAAAACAATTCCATTAAATAGCCTGTGAACCACTCTGGCAAGTAGTCCTTTGTCGCTCTCATGACTTTTGAGACGTCTGCCCATTCATAATCATAACTTGACAGGATGACCTCTAAATCCGGATCTGTAAAGGGATAAATGACAAGATCAGCATTAACGATCTTTCCATTATCAAGATTATCATGAAACTGTTCTTTTTTGCTTTTTGCTTCCGGAAAAACACAAACTTTTGCTTTTGAAAAAGCCAGCGGGGGCATAGGACATTCTTTTTTCAACCTCAGATTCTTTAATCTTATATAGCCGGAAAAAGCATAATCTTCTTTCAGTTCCATAATGTCCTTTAATGTTATAGTATTTGTATAACAAAAATTTGACATTGGAAACTTGCAATAGCACATCCAAGCAATGTATGAGCTTGCAAAATCATAGCATTCGACAGGTTCTTTTATCAGCTGATTAACATAGTATCTGTTGGCATGAGTATACCCCCCATGATAGCAGTCAAGCATTTGGTCATACTGTTCAAGTGTTAATGCCATTTGCTCAAATTTCTTGCGCCATTTCTTATCTTTTCTTGATCTCCTGCGGGCATTAGTCCGGATAAAGCCTGTGTTTGTCAGTGGACAGGTTGCCACGTTAAATCCTCGCTGATCTATGTATTTGCGTAGGGCCTTGCATAAGCTTATCGTATCCGTACAGACATATGCTATTTCTTTTGCTGTACGTGGACTGGCTGGTGTTCGAAACTTCTTATAGTCCCATGTTCCGACAGCTTTCTCAGTGGTTCCCATGTCTTTACAAAGCTTTTCTAACGATCTCTGTGTCAAGATAAGACTGTCCCGGAACTCAATCCCTTGTCCTGTCCATTTCATAAAGATGTACTTATGTGTTTTAGCAGCTAATGACTTGTCCGGATTCCCCCATTTCTGGAAAAAATGATTACGGAGAAAAACATAGTCATAAGGGAAATTATGCACATAAAATCTTACAAGGTGGCTGTCATCAGCATGTAAAGTTGTGCATATTCTGTCTATTGTGTCTATCAGATCGGAAACATGATTTCCATAAATACAACAATCATTCTCTATCGTGATTGTCCAGTCTGTGACAAAACCAATGCTTTTATTAAGATAGACAAATGTTTCCGTATCTACCGTTATGATTTTTTCGTATACTCCAAGGTAATGACCTGCGTTGGATCGCCGGATGAAATCACCGTTAAATAGTCGCATATAATCATAGTTTTTAAAATAAATAACCGGATATCCTGCGACTACCATTATTTTACCCCCTGCTATGGTCTGTATTTTAAAGCCTCTGCTTCTCCAGAAAAACCAAGTTGTTTTGCAATCGTATCAGCCATGTCTGGATCCGTTCGCGCTCTGAACTTCTCTAAATCTTTTATGATCTCAGAAACAGTAGAATCATCCAGTTTGTGACTGATGATTCTCATTGTCTGTTTACTGTCATAAAATTTCTGCATCCACTTCCATACCTCAGATTTGAAAAACAGCTTCATTTCCTCTTTTGAGCTAAAATTGATTCCGTATTCAGTGCTTAGGGTCTTTTGACGTTGATCTATGATCTCTCTCCAACCCTGCACAGTGCTGCTTTTTTCTTTCAGCACTTTTTGTATCGCTTTGACTTGTGTTCTAGGCAAGCCTTTATAATTTTCATTTTGCAAGTTTTCCGGGATGGTTGATCGTCCTGGAAAAAATCTTGCAAGCAGATCTTGATAATCTGCATATGCTCCGCCAACTTCTGAATCGAATCCTTTTGCCTTTAATCTGCGCATCCGCTGATTCAGACGTTTAGCAAGCTTACTGCGGAGTTGTAAAGCCTCAGCGGTAGTCAGCATGTTCGGGTTTACGTTAAGTCCACTTGAAGTGGTTGGGATTTTAGGATTCTTTGGCATATTTGAGCACCCCCATTATTTCATCATATAGTTTATGATGAAACCCATCATACACTATCTTAGCCCATTCTTCATAGTATCTATACTCTTTGTCACTAATATATTTTTGTTCATTCAAATATATATAAAGTTTTGCGAAAATGTAATAGTTTTCAACCATTATTTTTGCATCATTGATAGTATCCTTTACTCTAACTAGTGCACAAAGAGTGTTATTTTTTCTTCGTATTTCGATTCTTGATTCTGCTTTATTATACATAGTTTTTCGTAAAATTCTTGAAATAACTATGATTATGTCTGAATATCTTAATTCTATCATGTCTGTTCTATCAAGTTCTGGACTTGATTTTAACAAAGTGACAACCGGAGCTTTTACCCCAGTATTTGTATATTTAATTTTTTTGTATTTTGATTTCATGTTTTCACCTCCTGCCTAGTTGGCTGTGCTGTATTGATTTGTTGGTTTTATTATAGTCCATTTGAACTAATATGTCAACAGGATAAGTGACAGACTTTGTGTGATATTGTCAGACAATTTAATGTTATAGTTACCTAGCAAGAATCATGCCAGTTTTGCAATTATGAACGAAATATGAACAAAATATGAACAGATTGGGGAAATGTTCACAATTTGTTCACAGGTTTACCTTG